CTTTTGCTATAACACTACCGCCTTTGCCTGAAAGGCACTCTGAAAAAATGCGCTTAACAACTTCTGCTTCTTCTGGAACGATGACCATCTCACCATTCACATTGGCATAACCATAAGGTGGACTGCCAATAATGAAACTGCCATTTTGAAATTTTTTGCTGATTGACCATGTCATGTTCTGTGAAATGGATGCGGACTCTTCTGCCGCAAACCCAGATAAAATAGAAAGCATTAACTCACCTTCCATATCACCTGTGTTTAGATTTTCCTTTTCAAAATAAATGAAAACACCGATATTTAAGAGCTGTCTTACCAGTTCTAAACAATCCATGGTATTACGTGCAAACCGGCTTATAGATTTGGTGATAATAAAATCAACTCGATTACTTTCACAATCGCGAATCATGCGAAGAAGCTCAGGTCGCTTTTCCTTTTTCGTCCCTGATATCCCTTCGTCATAATAAAGCCCTGCAAACTCCCATTCTGGATTGGATTTGATGTAGTTTTCATAGTGCTCCCGCTGAGCTTTAAGGCTTTCTAACTGTTCATCGCTATCTGTTGAAACCCTTGCATATGCGGCCACTCGAAGCTTGTTTTTCGACAACTGTGATTTTGTCAGTTCATCGATTTTCGTTATCTTTTTCATTGTCTCACCTCGCTTTCTTTCATTACATATATCACTCTAAAAGCCACTAATAGCAAGTGATTTAAGACATAATCTCAGCTAGCTTTGGTAAGAATTTCTGGCGGTTTAACGCTGATATTTTTTGTCGTTCATCCTCTGTAATTTTGCCTTCTTTCTGAAGCATCCTGATAATACTTTCTGCTATATAAAAGTCATACTCTCTTTGCAACTGTTCCTCTGTCATCGGTTCTGTCTCACCTTTGATCGGGCTGCCATCTTTTACTTCAATTATCTTCATAAAAAAAACACCTCCTACCTGGTAGCCACGGCAAGAGGTGGAATCTGATTGTTTAACTAATCTTTCTTATAAAATTCGCATTCATAACCATCGGTATCAAGAAGCAATCCCTTTGCCCAGGGAGGGACTCTACTCATCTGCTGGCATACCCTATCAAGTGACATGCTAGGATCCGCCTCAATAATAACTTCATCATGCACATGAGCCACAATACGGTAAGAGCTTAGAGTCTGCATGGCATGCATCAAAATGTCGCGAGAGATTGCTTGGACAATGTTTTCTACAAACTTAGGCCCATAGCTTTCAAGTCGATCCCATTTCTTTGTAGCACCTACACCTTCGTAAGTGACTGATTCTCCACCAAAAACATTCTCACCAATCTGTGGTTTAACATAGGCAAGCTGCCTACCAGATGGAAGAACAATAAAGAGCATTCCACTCCTGTAATGAAACTTGATATTTTGTATTTCTTGAGATTGCTTTTCTTTGATGCACTTCTTAGCTGCTCTATCCACATCCCACCAGAATTTTACAATATACGGATTGGCCTGCCTCCAGGCATTAACAAGAGGTTTTAATTCTTCCTCCTCAAGGCCCATATCCAGTGCACCCATCGCCTTTAAAGCTCCCACTGATCCACCATAACCTAGGGCCAGCTCTGCGATCTTACCTTTCTGCCTTAAATGACCGTTCACACCATGCTTTTCTACAGGGACATTAAACATCTGTGATGCGGATGCACAATAAATATCACCGCCGCTAGCAAATACTTCACTTCTCCAATCTTCACCTGCAAGCCATGACAGCACACGAGCCTCAATGGCAGAAAAGTCGGCAACTATAAACTTATAGCCATCTTTTGGTACAAAAGCTGTCCGAATAAGCTGTGAAAGAGTATCTGGTATATCTTCATAAAGCATTTCGAGGACTTCAGAATCACCTTTTTTTACGATGCCTCGTGCCTCTTTTAAATCCAGGATATGGTTTTGTGGTAGATTCTGCAGCTGCACTATTTTTGAGCTGAAGCGTCCTGTCCGATTGGCGCCCAGAAAAGTAAACATGCCACGAATCCTGCCATCACTGCAGACTGCGTTTTCCATTGCAGAATATTTCTTAACAGATGACTTTGCCAGTTGCTGACGGAGTTTAAGCACCTCAGCTAGATGCTCCGGCGCTTCCTTTAATAACTCTGCTACTACTTTTTTACCAAGCGTATCTGTTTCCACACCATTTTCAGAGAGCCAGCCTTTCATCTGTTGCACTGAGTTGGGGTTATCAAGTTCTGTTACTTTCTGCATCTGATCCATTAGCTTGGTGCGGGACATCTCATCCATAGTAATGGCCTGTTTAACAAAGTCCATATCTACCTTAATGCCTCGATCGTTAATTCTCTCACTCAAATGATATTCATCCCATACGAAATCTGGCACAGGAAATTTAATCAATTTCTGCTCAATCTCCATCTCAGCTTCGACATCACGAATGTTATAGGATTTGAATCGCTCCCATTTATCTGGGTCATCAGAGGGTAAATTTCTTGTGCGGTTTCCATTTGCCTTAGTTGGGCTACAAAGAGAACAAAAGAAACGAATCAGATCTTTACCTTCCATCATTTTTTGCTTCCCAAGGCCAAGAACCGCACCCACACCTACTAATGATAACGGCAGCCCCATATATGCTGCCCATGTCATTGTGCACCTCCATGATTCAGGAGGAATATACTTACCCACTGGGTATCCCAGAAAGCGTGAGAAGCATATCCGCTCAAAGGAAGCATTATGAGCATATTTTATAACTTTATCATCTTCTATTGCAGAAAGTATTACTGGTGGTATCTTTTCACCGCGGGCTAGCTCGATTATTTTAACCTCACTTCCGTCTATGGAATAGGCAAACAACAAAATTTCAAAATCATCTGCCTGAACATAACGATACACACCACACTTTGCTAAATTGACGCTACTATAAGTTTCAATATCACAATGTAATGTTTTTATTTCAGCCATGCATATCTATCTCCATTCTTTATTTTGCTTATAGCCTGATGACCCACACCATACATCTCTCCAAGCCGAGTGCAGGTAAACCCACAGAATAAGCCAAATCGTATTCCTTCAACATCATCCATGGTAAGTTTCTTCCATGCTTTGCCTTGGCGATAAACATCATAAACATTTTCAGTCTGCGTATCATATCGAAGGTTCATTAGGCGATTATCTTTGGGATCCCCATTTGCATGAAGCACATACATACCATCCCTTTCGCCTACAAAAGCAACCATAACCAAATGATGAACTGCAAAGGTTTGTCTTGGATCATTTAGGACAACCATTAGGTAATTACCTCGCTTTCCGGGTCGAAGTATTCTTTCCTTTAATAAATAATCAAACTCGCCATTCTGATTGCTACTATGAATTATACGTTCAAGACTCTTAATTCTGCCCTCACTGCTTGCCTGGTACTTCCCCTCATATCCGGGTATGTCTTTCCATATCTCATCCATTCAATGCACCTCCTAAAAAAGCAGGTGGCAGAGGAAATACCCCCACCACCGTCAATTGGCCTTTTCTATTAGGCAAGGAAGTCATCTTCTGCAAGAGTTGTAAAATCATCTGCTGCAGAACTCTTTCCACCAAGAGGCTCGCCATCTTTAATCTTTTGAATGTTGCCAAGTCCGCAAGCCACACCTTTATTCCCATTGGAATTGAATGCGAAAAAATTCAGAGAAACCCTAGCAAAGCATCCGCTGTAAACTTCACCACGATCCATAATTGGCTTTACACTCTTGTCCACAATTTGGGGAGCGGTTTTGCTATTGGCATTGATAAAATAATGCCCTTTATATGCTTCGTCATCGCGCTCCACATCCCCATCACGCAGAGGAATTTTTATAGCAGCCTTGTTGGGCTTCTTTCCACCAAACTTAGCGATGCCTTCTTCAATAGCAGCATCAATAGCAGCATTTACTGCGTTAATGGTTTCTGTATCGTCCTTTGGAATGAGTACGGATACGCTGTATTTTTCAGCACCACCGTTGACGGAAACCGGCTCCCAGCCGTGGAAGTATGAAAGTCTTGTGTTCACACCTGTAATAACCTTAGTTCTATTCGTATTGTTTTTCATAATGATCAATCCTCCATAATTTCATTAAATTCGTTTTTTGCGTTCGTTACGTTCATAGCCACTCTTTTATCTGTTTTAGGAACAAGCGTTGGCTTTCCCGGTGGTTTTACTATGAGGCTTCCTAAGATTTCCTCAAATTTGGTTTTGCCCATCAGTTTCTGCATCTCTGTCAAAGGAATAAGGCTCTTACGGTAAATATCCTTATATCCGCTTACTACAGCTCTTTCCGCTACAGCATCTTCATCTTTGTATTTGCGAACCGAGCGACCTTCCACAACTTTAAAGCCACTCCACTCTTTACCGTGGTTAACTGCTGCATCTGTGGCATAAGCAGTTATTTCATTGGCCCACTTTGTGAGGTCGGGAATAATCATTAGAATTTCCTCAATCTCGCTATCCGTAAGAAGTGGTGGCATCTTAAACTCCTTCTGAGCCAGTTTGAGCTTTTCATCAGACCTAGCGCGACATCTGGTGGATGCTCTGCAGAAAGTACACCACGGACCAGGGATATATTCACCTTCTCCTTGATAGGCTTTTGCTGCCTTAGGTTTTAGTTCTTCTTCTGCCCAGGCTTTAAGT